GGAGGACGACCATGGCAAATTACACCAACAACCAAGTAGAGGCATTCATCTCTACCCGAGAAGCAGAACTCCGGAAAAAGGCCAAGACCCCCGGTGAACTCCGGGACTGCCGCTCTGTTGCAGCCATGGAATGGGACGCTCACACCGGACGCATTGAAAAAAGTGATCTCCCCAAGGGCTGGAAAGACCCCTACGCCAAGCTGGACAAGGCCGCAAAGGCCAAGCCCAAGACCACCAAGGCGAAAGCCAAAAAGTAAGTCGTAACGTTTTGCCATAGGTTCTCTGGTACAATTGCCAGAGAGCCTATTTTTATTTGCCCGGAGGGATTGCATGGAGAGCGTGAAACACCAAATCGAGTACAAACGGCTGGACGAAATCCGCCCCTATGACAACAACCCCCGGCGCAATGATGAGGCTGCAAAAGCCGTCGCCAACAGCATCAAAGAGTTTGGCTTTCAGTCCCCCATCATCGTGGACAGGGACGGCGTGATCATCGCAGGGCACACCCGGTACAAGGCCGCCCGGAGGCTCAAGTTGCAGGAGGTGCCGGTCATCGTTGCGGCAGAGCTCGACCCGGAAAAGGTCAAGGCTCTGCGCATCGCAGACAACTCCACCGGCGAAGTTGCCGAGTGGGATCTGCAGCTTCTGGTGCAGGAGCTGACCGGCATCGACTACGATATGACCGACTTCGGCCTGAACCTCCAGATCAAGATCGACGAGGAGGTCAAGGAGGACGACTTCAGCGCAGAGCCCCCGGAGCAGCCGGTCACCCAGCGGGGAGACATCTGGCTGCTGGGCGAACACCGGGTCATGTGCGGCGACAGCACCAGCCCGCAGGACGTGGAGCAGCTCATGGACGGCCAGCTGGCCGACCTGCTGCTCACCGACCCGCCCTACAACGTGAACTATCAGGGCTCGAACGGCAAGAAGATCGAGAACGACAACATGGCAGAAAGCCAGTTCCGGCAGTTCCTGCTTCAGGCATATAGTCGGGCCTTTGAGGCCTGCCGCACCGGTGCCAGCGCGTACATATTCCACGCAGACACGGAGGGCGAGGCCTTCCGGGCCATGTTCCGGGAGGCAGGCTGGGGCCTGCACGGATGTCTGGTCTGGGTCAAGAACAGCCTCGTTCTCGGCCACAGCGACTACCAGTGGCAGCACGAGCCCTGCCTGTATGGCTGGAAGCCCGGCGCAAACCACTACTTTGTCAACGACCGCAGCCAGACCACTGTCATCGACGACGCAAAGCCAGACGACCTGCGGCACATGAAGAAAGACCAGCTGCTGGAGTGGGCCATCAAAGCCCAGGAGCTGCTGACCCAGAAGCCCAGCAGCGTCATCCGCTGTGACAAGCCGCCCCGCAATGCAGAGCACCCCACCATGAAGCCGGTGGTGCTCTGCGGCAAGTTGATCAAAAACAGCTCCCTGCCTGGGCAGACCGTGCTCGATCTGTTCGGCGGCAGCGGTTCTACGCTGATCGCTTGTGAGCAGCTGAGCCGGAAGTGCTACACCATGGAGTACGACCCGCGCTATGTGGACGTGATCGTCCAGCGCTGGGAGGACTTCACCGGTGAAAAGGCCGTCCGTCTGAAATAACCATTCCCCTGCCGGGGCCGGTTTTCTACTCCTTTCCCGCCCCGGCATTTTTCATAGCCAAAACGGTGCACACTCGGGTCATCCTCCGCCCGTAGGGTTCCTCCAGAGTGGAACCAGTGTGCGCCGTTTTCTCATACGGAGGTGAAACCTTGGCACGAGAATCCCAAATCGGAAAATGGAACAGCCCCAGCGGACTGCTGCGTCTGCAGCGGCTGGCAATGCACGGCCTGACGCAGGCGGAGATCTGCGAGCAGATCGGCGTACCGGTGCGCACTTTCCGGCGCTGGTGCACTCAAGACCCGCGTATCAAGAAGGCAATCAGCGTAGGTGCAGAGGCCGCGCTGGCCAGCGTGGAGAATGCCCTGTTCAAGAAAGCCCAGAGCGGAGACCTGGGCGCAATGTGTTTCTTTTTGAAAAACCGTGACCCCGAGCACTGGAGCGAGCACCCAGAGCTGCGCGGCTACGATGGAAAGGTGGTGTTCGTGGATGACATACCAAAGACGGCAGCCCCCAAACCTGCTCAAGCAGCAACTGAAACTCAGCAGCCTGATCATCCCTGAATACTACGCCGCCCACACCGCCATCTGGTCAGGTGAGTATAACGAGTATCTGGGCGATGGTGGACGCGGCAGCTTGAAGTCCACCTTTGCAGCCACCGAAGTGGTGCTACTCGTCATGCGGGTGCCGAACATCCACGCGGTCGTCCTGCGCAAGGTCGGCAACACCATTGCCACCAGCGTCTGGCCGGAGTACAACCGCGTGATTGACCGGATGGGCATCCGGCATCTCTGGAAGCAGACCAAGAAGCCGTACACTCTGACCTATGTTCCCACCGGGCAGACCATCCAGTTCTACGGTCTGGACGACCCTGGCAAGTTGAAATCCATCGCTGTTCCGTTTGGCTATTTCGGTGTGATGCATTTTGAGGAGTTCGACCAATACGATGGGCCCGAAGAGATACGAAACGTAGAGCAGTCGGTGTTCCGTGGTGGCCCCTTCAGCTTTTCTTTCAAGACCTTCAACTCCCCCGCCATGGCGCGGCATTGGGTCAACCGGTACAAGCGGGAGGCAAAGCCGAAGCAGTTCCGGCATCACACAACCTACCTGACCACCCCGCCCGAGTGGCTGGGCCCCCGCTTCTACGATGACGCAGAGACCCTGAAGCAGCGCGACCCGGTGGCCTACGCCCACGAGTATCTGGGCGAGGTCGTGGGCTGTGGCACTGCCGTGTTTGAGAATCTGGAGCTGCGGCCCATCACCAGTGAGGAGATCGCAGGCTTCGACCGCCGCTACTACGGCCTGGACTTCGGCTGGTATCCCGACCCGAACCACTTTGGCGGCATGGCCTATCAGCACGCCCAGCAGACCCTGTACATCTTCGAGGAGCACAGGGCGCAGAAGGAGACCGATGCCCAGCTGGCCGAGGCACTGCGCCGACACCTGCACGACGAGATCATCGGCGATAGTGCGGCCAATCGCTCAATCGCTACACTGCGCGATCTGGGCTTTGACCGGCTGCGGGGCTGCCGGAAGTACGCAGCACACGGCGGCACGTCCGTCACCGACGGCATGAAGTGGCTGCAAAGCCGCGCAAAGATCGTCATTGACCCCCAGCGCTGTCCGTGGACGGCCCGGGAGTTTTCCGAGTATGAGTACGCCATCGACAAAAAGACCGGCGACGTGATGCCGGGGTATGTTGATGCAGCGAACCACAGCATCGATATGACACGCTACGCCATGGAGCCCGTCTGGCAAAAGAGAGGTGTTCAAAACGCATGATAAACCACGCAGATATTGAGAATATCATCGGTTGCAAGACCCTTGTCACTGACCGGATGCAGCGGGCTATCGAGGATTGGTACGATGCAGCCATCAACGGCCTGCCGCTGGACAAGAACCCGGAGACCCTGACCCTCGACCTGCCCGCGCTGATCTGCGCCGAGCTGGCCCGGCTGACGACACTCGAGCTGGAAGCCACAGTGGAGGGCAGTGACCGCGCGGATTGGATCAACACCCGGCTGCAGCGGGTGCTCACGCCCCGCAAACGGCGCATTTTTACGGTGGCGCTGGCCCTGGGCAGCGGCATCTGGAAACCCTACCAGAGCGGCAACAAGCTGGGCATCTCTTTTGCAAACGCAACCCGGTACTTCCCGGTCGCCCACGATGTCGAGGGCAGTTTGACCGAGGGCGTGTTCATCGACACCATCCAGGAGGACGACAGCTACTACCACCGTTTGGAGTGGATGCACGTTCTGGAGCGCCGACAGGATCTGCGAGATGCCGAGCTGGCGCAACTGGAGGACTATGACCTCGCAGCACCTACACAGTTTCCCTGCATCAAGGTGGTAAACCTTGCCTTCCGCAGTGCGACCCAGGACAGCCTCGGCAGTCCGGAGGATCTGAGCATCCGCCCGGAGTGGGACGAGATCGAGCCCGTAGCCTATCTGACCGGGCAGGAGACGCTGCCCGTGGGCTATTTCGTGACCCCTATCGTCAACAGCGTTGATCCCGATAGTGAGCTGGGGGCTGCCGTGTTCGAGCCCGCCCGCAGGCAGATCATTGATGCCGACGAGCAGTACACCCGGCTGGACTGGGAGTACGAGGGCGGAGAACTGGCCGTGGACACCGACGAGAAGTTCCTCAAGCCCAGCGCCACCGGGCAGCAGCTCTCCAAGGCGCAGGCGCTGAAGGAATACGGCGTACCGCCGGAAGCCATTGACCACACTGCCCCGCACCACAGAGAGCGGCTGTTCCACGGCATCAACGTCAACACCGGCATCACCGACAGCACCCCTTTCTATCAGGTGTTCTCCCCCGCCCTGCGGGACGGAAGCTACCTGACCGGTCTGAACCAGTATCTGCGCAACGTGGAAAGCCATGCGGGCCTGAGCTTTGGTGTGATCTCGCAGGTAGCGGACGTAGAAAAGACCGCCACCGAGATTGTCAACAGCAAGCAGAAGCTGTACGCCACGGTGTCCGACCTTCAGGCAGCACTGGAGGACGCGCTGCGAGGGCTGATCAGTGCCTTAGACTATTGGGCCGACCACATCCCCGGAGCGCCGGGCAAGGGCAAGCTGAACATTGCCTTCAAGTGGGATGACAGCATCATCCTCGACCGGCTCACCGAGATGGCCCAGTGGCAGCAGGAGGTCAGCATGGGTCTCCGCAGCAAGGCAGAGTACCGGATGCACTTCTTTGGTGAAGATGAGGAGACCGCTACACAGGCAGTGCGGGCCATTCAGCAGGAGGCCGGGGCTGCGGATATCTTGAAGGGAGTGCTGGACAATGGCGACGGCTAAAACCAATAGGGCCCTGCAGGCCGAGCGGATGGCGCAGGCAGCTGACCGGCTGGATTTTCTGGCAGCCAACGCCCGCATTTTGCGAGACCCCGCTGTGTGGGGCCAGTATCACGAGGCAGTACACACCGCCGAGCTTCTGGGCTTCACGGTGACCCAGACAGGCGGCAAGCATGAGGTGCACCCATGCTGACACCGGACGAGGTCAACGGCTATGCCGGGCTCATGGCAGCACCGTGGGACGAGCTGAGCGAGCGCATCCTGCGTGACATGGTGCGCCGGATCGTCAAGACCGGCAGCGTTACGGCAACCGCACAATGGCAAAGCTACCGCGCCCAGGCGCTGGGAGCCAGCCGTGCATACCTCCTCCAGCAGATGCAGGCCATCGTGCAGCAGCTGGGGCCCCAGGAGGCCGCTGTGTTTGCCCAGGCAATGAAACAGGCCTACGGCATCGACGTGCAGGATGCAGCCGCAGCAGGCCGCTCTCTGGCCCCTCTTGGCGAGAGCGAAGAGGCACAGCAGATCATCCAGAGCGGCTATCGGCGCACCATGAACACCCTGTACAATCTGACCCAGACCCGGGCCGTGATGGGCAACCAGAACATGGTGGAGACCACCCAGCGGCAGCTGGCGTATTACCTCGACATGGCCCACGCCGATGCCGTCAGCGGAGCGTTCAGCTCGGACGATTCTGCCAGGCGGGCGCTCAACGAGCTGGCGGCCAAGGGCGTGGGGGCCATCACCTATCCCAGCGGCCACATGGACAGCCTGGACGTGGTGGTTCTTCGGGCCACCCGCACCGGTATCAACCAAACCGCCGGAGAGATCACCCGCTTTAACGCGGATCAGTTGGAGTGCGACCTGATGGAGCTGGATGCCCACGTCGGTGCGCGCACCGGGGACGGCGGGCAGAACCTGACAAACCACAGCTGGTGGCAGGGCCAGATTGTCAGCCGGAGCGGCAAGCACGGCTACCTCTCACTGGACGACATCGGCTACGGAGACGTGCGCGGCTTTATGGGGGCCAACTGCGCTCACAACTGGAGCATGTACTGGGAGGGCGCAAGTGTGCGAAGCTACACGCCCGAGAGGCTGGCCGCAATCAACGCAGCTACTGTATCCTACAACGGCAAGGAGATCGGACGGTACAAAGCAACCCAGATACAGCGTGCCCAGGAGCGCCAGATCAGGGCCGAGAAACGGGCCTTTCTGGTTGCCAAGGAAAGCGGCCAGAAGGACACAGAAAAGGCCGCAGCGGCCAAGCTGGCGGCCTCTCGAGACAAGCTGAAGGACTTCCTCCAGCAGACCGGGCTCAAGCAGTATCAGCTGCGAGAAAGCGTGCCCGGCTTTGGCCGCAGCGAGGCCTCCAGCGCAGCAGCCCAGGCGAGAAAATGAGTCGTGCTGGACTTTCTGAAAAGGCCGTGTTATACTTCAGGCCAGAATAAAGGAGGTCTCACCCTATGAAAATCAAGAACCATGTCCAGGCGGGCATCGTCCTGCTCGCGCTGGCCGTCAGCTTGACCGCCTGTGGCAGCAGCGCTTCCAGCACTGCAAGCAGCGTGGCATCCAGCGTCCCGGCCAGTTCCGTGGCCGAGAGCACCGCACCAGAGGCAAAACCCGCCAGCACAGAATCCTCGCCGCTGGATGGCATCAGCTTTAGAGCGGATAAAGTCCGGAATGATACCACCGGGAAATGGCGTATTTCGCTGATCGCAGAGAACATCGACATGAGCGAGTATGCCCTGGACTACTACAAGCAATATTTCACGGACGACAGCGAGATTCACTTCATCGTTAACTTCAACTACAACACGACCACCAAAATCATGGTGATGGGCGGCGACCTGGACGTAACCGTACAGGAGTACGTTGCCAAGGAAGAGCACGACGCAAAGATGCTGGGCAGCGGAACTGTGCTGGCCGAATATTTTGTGAACATCGAAACCGGCGAGCTCGAGAAAGTCCGATAAATAAAACATCGAAAACGCCCTGAAGGAATGCACCTCCATAACGCGCACATACGAACTCAATGTGCGGCTCATCAAGATGTGTTTCGTGATGACAGTAGAAAAGGCCCGTAGGTTAAACGCCTACGGGCCTTTTCTGTTACTTATTTACCGGCTCTGCGTAACCCATCAGCCCTATAATACACCGTCCGCTGAATATACGCAGAATCATCAGCAATGGCTCGCACAGAAGTATTATTGGACTGAATCTGAAATGCGCCAAGTATAAATTTTTGCAAGCTATCCACGCTATACTTCTGCACATTCACGCCGAAAAAATTAACCAGTATATCAATGACGGTTTCTTCGTGCTGTGAAAACTGACACGGATAAACCTTATGCTCTGGAATGAAGTACACCCAGAAAGTAAACCGCATCTTGTCGTATCCCGCTTTCAAGTCGAGGCAAACCGTATCTGTTTTCAAAAACCGAATCGCCTGATCCGTCAGCCGATTCAGCTCCCGTTCTCCGATGGTACATCCATCCGGGAATAGTTCTTCCATGAACTGCTGAAAACGCTGATCCCCAGATTTCCCGTCAAACACATCATGCCAAACTGAGCCGTACTCCTTCACCAGTTCTTCTTTTCGCTCAAAAAGAATTGTACAGGCCAGCTTAACAAAGTTTGCAGGCGAATCGACCTTAAAATGTAAAGATTCCATCATTTCACCCCTTATACATCCCTACCGATTGAATGGTATGCGAACCAGTGACCGCGCCGCTCAGCCTGACCCTCGTGCCAGAACTGACCGCCCATCTCCGCACGGAATCCACGCATCACTGATCGCCTCCCTTATAGTCCACCACGTAGCCGTTATACACGAAGTGCTCTGCCGCCATGGCAGCATCCAGAATCCGGTCTGCATACTCGGCAGCCTCCTCCGGGCTCTTGGTTCCGAGGGAGGCCCACTGGACACCCATCTTCACCGGGGTACCCTGCCGAGCAAAGTTGCAGTTGTGGATCTGGATGCCGTCCTCCGCAGAGAACTGCGCCTGAAGTGCATCCAGCGCTTCGCCGTACACCTTCCAGTTGACTTTCTTCATAGATCAGCCCTCCTCAATTTGCCTTAATCAGAATGCCGTTGTCCAATGCGAACCACACACCATCGTCCTTCTGCACGGTCTTGCAACCCTGTGCCCGGAGCAGCTCCCGCATCTTCGACAGCTGGTGCTCGGTGCACTGCATCCAGAAGAATCCGGCGAAGTTGAACCACTCGCTGCTCTGGATATTGACGTGCTGGGCTTCCGCATAAATGCGGTTGAATGCGCTTGTTTTCATAGATCAGCCCTCCTTTACCAGTTCATAGTGTTTGATGCTGCCGTCCACGAATCTCCGGCCCTGCAGGATCTCCACGCTCTGGAGCAGGAACTCGAGGTGGGCCATATCGATGGCCCCGCAGGAGCCGGGGTCACGGAGCAGCTGCTCGGCCAGCGCGTCCTGCATTGTGACGGTGTAGCAGGTCTCCCCGACGATCTTCTCACCGTTCTCGATCTCTGCGGTGTCGTAAGTGATGTTCAGCTTCTTCATGGTTACCATTCTCCTTTCGCAGCTGCCTGGGCGATTGCCCGTTCTTCCTTCTCTTCGTCGAATGCCGCAGCGAACATCTGCAGCGCCTGGGTCTTGGTGATGGGCCCGAACTCCTTCACGAAGTAGGTGAAGGTGCGGTCATCCCAGCACTCGACGTAGCCATCGCCGCCCTTGGTATAGTTTGCCTTGGCCAGTGCGATGAACTCCTCGTAGGTCAATGCACGCTCTTTCATGGTTCAGTCCTCCTTGCTGTTGTACTCGTCGGTGTCCCGGCTGGATTCGCCCATCAGGAACACCCGATGCTTGTTGTTGTCATCCCGCAGCCAATCACCGCCCAGAGCAGTGATGGTGAAGAGCATCCCCTGATACTGCCCAGCGGCAGCCACCCGAGTGCTGTCATCCAAGTCCTGCCGGTGCATGAGGCCCCACTGAGTATCCAGCCCGAGGGTTACGGTGCCCAGGTGGCGGCGCAGTTCATCTTTCTTCATGGCTCAACCCTCCTTCTCATCCATCCTGCGGAGATCCTCGCAGATTGCGTCTGCCTCTTCTTCGGAGAGGTCGTACTCCGCTACAAGCTCGTCCCGGTCTTCTGCCCGCCAGCCGCCGTCATACAGCGCCGCTGCGGATGCCCAATCATCACATCTCATTTTTCGTTTTCCTCCGTTATTTTTATTCCAAAACCCTTTCGGTGGCTGTATGTTACCTCTGCATGGAAACAAAGTCAAGTTGTTTTTGATTTATTTTTTAATTTCTTTTTGTTGTTGACTTTTGCCCCGGCAAGTCATATCCTTGTGGCAGAAAGGAGTGACCCAAGATGACCACATCAAGCCGAGTAAAGGCTCTTCTGGAGCTGACCGAGACCGACCAGAACACCTTCGCCGCCGCTTTCGGGATGACCACCCCGCAGGCCATGAGCAACAAGCTGAGACGGGACAGCTGGTCGGCCAGAGACCTCGCCAAGGCCGCCGCCCTCTGCGGCGCAAAGCTGGCGTTCACCCTCCCGGACGGCTCCCAGCTTATCCTTGCACCGGACGAGGAGTGACCGCTACACCACAAAACGCCCCGCGCTGAAGAGGACAAACCTCCCGGCGCGGGGCATTTTACTTGCATACGGTTGCAACAAAATTCTAGTCGCTTGCAACATTCAGTGCAATACAAACTTTGTAGTCACGAAAAAGTGAGTGTTCATGCGGGTTTTCAGGCCAAAGCATACAATGTCTACTCAAGCCTTATATAAAGACCCTTATTAGAAGAAAATAAGAATACATACACGCGAGGGCACGCTTGATGCCCGCCCGCGTAGGGTTTATAGGAATTTCTGTATGCTTTGTTTCAGGTATGCAGCGCTCAAGTCGTAACGTTTTGGGCCCCTGGTTTGTGATACGATAACACCAGATTACACCACGCGCCCGGTGTACAAGCGGCGCAGAGGGCACCGCGACCGGCAGCGCGAAACATCTGCTGTACGCCCTCCGGGAGGTAAAACCATGAAACGTGAGGATTTGAGAGCCATCGAAGGTCTGACCGAGGAGCAGATCAACGAGATCATGCGCCTGCACGGGCAGGACGCAGCCACCTACCAGGCCACTGTACAGGGCCTGCAGGCGCAGCTGGCCACCGCTCAGCAGGGACTGGCCGCCTTTGAGGGCGTGGATGTCAACGACCTGCGCAGTCAGATCACCAACCTGACGAACCAGCTGAACACCCAGGCTGCCGAGTACGCATTCAACAACGTGCTGCGCAGCGCTGCCCGGGAGGCAGGCGCTCTGGATGAGGCGGACGTGATCCAGCTGCTGCCGGACAGAGCTACACTGCGTGAGAGCAAGAATCAGGCGGAGGATGTCAAGCAGGCATTCGCTGATCTCAAATCCCGCAAGCCGTACCTCTTCCAGCAGGGCTCCCCCGCCCCGCAGGATGGCGGCTCCGAACCGCAGCCGGGCAACGAGCCCCAGGGCAACCCGATCATCGTCCCGAAGCCCCGCAGCCAGGGTGGCAGTGCACAGCCCACCCTGCAGGAGTTTCTCCAGATGACCGGTGCCGAGCGCATGGCCCTGCGCACCCGCAACCCGGCGCTTTTCCAGCAGCTCTCCACACTGGTGAGGGCTGCACGACACTAACGAGGTAATGAGATATGCCTATCACCGGCACTTTTGGCGGCTTCCCGTTTGACCCCGAGGTCTATCAGGGCTTCGTAGATCAGGAGGCCACCTTCTCCGATTCCATCCTTGCATCCGGCATTCTGGCCAACGACCAGAGCATGGCCTCCGCCCTGGACAACGGCGGCGTGCAGGGTACCATCCGCTTTTACAACCCCCTCGACCCCGATCAGGACGCTCCTCTGGTGCGCGACGGCGTGGCCGACAACGTGCCCACCGAGATCTCCGGCGGCAAGCAGAGCTGGATTCGTATCGACCGCATGAAGGCCTGGAAAGCCACCGAGCTGACCCGTGAGCTGACCGCGGCTGATCCTATGGCTGCTGTGGCCCGCAACACTGGCCGCTACTGGCGCATGTACAAGCAGGGCCTGCTGGTCAAGCTGGTCAACGCCGCTCTGGGCGTTACCGGCCTGGAGAACCACTCTCTGACCGTCAAGACCGGCGGCGTGACCGCAAACCAGCTGATCGACGTGCAGCAGAGCGCCCTGGGCGATTTCTCCGGCAAGTTCGGCCTGCTGGTGGTGCACTCCAAGATCATGGCCGAGTATAAGAAGCTGGGCCTGCTGAACTACAACAAGTACACCATCACCAATGTGCTCCAGAAGGAAGTCAGCCTGCCCACCATCAACGGCCTGGTCGTCATCGAGAACGACCGCGGCACCGATGACGGCACCAACTACAACACCTTCCTGCTGGGTCAGGGTTCCGTTCTGACCGCAAACCCCAAGGTCATCTCCCCGGACACCACCGAGTACGATGCAGCCAAGGCAGGCGGTACGGACATCCTGTACAACAACCGCGCCTTCATCCTGCACCCCAACGGTCTGAGCTTCGACGCGGATAAGATTGCTAAGGAGACCCCCACCGACGCAGAGTTCACCACTTCCACTAACTGGAAGCTGAAGTTTGACCACAAGAACGTCCGCATGGGTAAGATCACCATTCCCAAGGCGAACTTTGCCGAGGCGTAACCTATGGACAGCTGGCTGACCTACTCCGATTTCAAGGAGAAGTACCCAGACAGCAGTCTGACTGAGCCGCAGTTCACGCCAATGGCCATCGACGCGGCGCTCTTCATCGAGAACGCTACACGTTGGTGCGCCAGCATCGCAGCTGAGCCGGAGCAGACAGAGCTTCTGGCCCTGTGCCAGGCCCGGCTGGTGGCCCTCTCAGAAGAGGTCAGCGCCAGCTGGGACGGTGTGACCAGCGTCAGCAACCACGGGTACACTGAGAGCTATGCATCCGGGCTGGATATGCAATCCTACCTCGGCGCACGGCAGCAGCAGATCGTGGAGCAGACCCTGAGCGCCCCGGTTACCCGCTGGATGCTGTACCAGGGCGGCGTGTACCACCCGCCCCGCAGACGCTGAAGGGAGGCCGACCGATGCGAAAGCCCCTCGGCGCAGACCAGACTGTCACCATCACTCACATCATCCGCAAGGGCACTGTGAGCAAGAGCTACACCACAGTACTGTCCGGTGTCAGCTGTCGTGAAGTCAGCAGCGCTCACGTAGAGACCCCCGGCTTTGCCCGGCAGGAGCAGACTTCGTTCTGCATCTTTCCCGGCCACACCACAGCAGCCCCCTCCGGGGCTGCTGAGAGCCCCAATCCGGCTGGCAGCACGTTCCTCACCCCCGAGGCATTCAAGGCCGCAGAGGCCACGCTCCGGGGCCGTCAGTGGACAGTAGCGCTGGAGGACAAGGTGCTTCTGCCAAGCGGGCGCACCGGGACGGTAACGTGCGTCCAGGACAACCGCAGCGGACACTGCCCTCACTGGTATGTGGAGGTGAGCTGATGGCCAACCCTCTGCTGAAGATCAACCAGCCCGCAGATGTCAAGCTGGGGCAGAAGGGCAACCTGAACCTCGGCATCTGCTGGAAAGCAGACCTCGCCGGGCGGTACACGGAAGCCTTTGAACGGCTCCAGAAGGAGGCCGACGGCGAATTTGTCCGGCTGGTAAAACCATACATCCCCCTGCGCACCGGCGCTCTGGCAGGCAGCACGAACGATCATACCGTTCTCGGCAGTGGGCAGATCGTGCAGGCCACGCCCTACGCCGCCGCCCAGTACTACCGGCTGCCCTGTGGCCGGGGCGTGCGGGAGGACGGACGAGGCCCCCACTGGGGCGAACGTTGTGTCAATGACCACGGGCAGGAGTTCATCTCCTTTGTCAAGGCCAGGGCGCAGAAGGAGCTGAAATGAACGAAACCAAGACCCCTGACATTCAGGCCATGCTGGAATGGCTGGCCTCCTGCCCGCTTGCCGCTTCTCTGAACGACGGCGATGTGGCGTTCTCCATCGACTATCTGGGCGCAGAGCCCTGTCAGTTCTCCCTGGAGAGCACCCCGACCGCGCCGATTCTGGAGCAGTACATCAGGGGCAGCTTGAGGGCCAAGAACTACGTCTTGGCTTCTCGGATGAGCTACACCCAGAACGTGGTGGAGCAGGCCGCGAACAGCTCCTTCTGGGACGACTTCGCCGACTGGGTGGAGACGCAGACCTCCGCGCAGAATCTGCCCAAGCTGGCAGGTGATAAAAAGGCAGAGGCTGTGGTGTGCCTTTCCCCGGGGTACATCCTGAACCAGGATGCCAACACCTGCCGATTCCAAATTCAGCTTCAACTTCAATACTATCAGGAAGGGAGATAACCCTATGACTGTTTCCGAAACCCTGACCGCGCTCAAGACCAAGAAGGGCATCGTGCCCAGCGCGGACTACACCGGCACCGAAAAAGCCGATGACTTCATCTTTGCAATCCAGACCGATGCCTCCACCCAGACCAAGGAGAGCGACTGGGTCGTGTTTGCAGAGCGTGTCAAGGAGCACTCCGGTGCCCTGAACGCTTCCACCGAGGACGTGGCCTATATCCGCGCAGGCACTGTCACCGAGAAGGGCGAGACCCAGCGCACCTTCTCCCTGAACGGTAACCGCTGCGTGGGCGACCCTGCGCAGGATTTCCTGCTCTCCCACAAGATCAAGTTCGGCTCCGGCACTGAGGTGGTTTTCCCTTATATCTACTTCAGCGCAAAGACCGGCAAGGGCGAGAAGGGCGCAGCTGCCTTTATCGTCACTTCCGATGCAAGCGGCTCCGCCAGCAACTCCGCAGGTTTTGCCTGCGACGTGAAGGGTGTTGGCGTTCCGGCTGAGTTCAACTACCTGACCCTGACTCAGGCCGACACGCAGTCCACCAAGGCTGCCAAGGTCTGATAACAACACCACACAGCCCTCGTTCCCCGGTGAACGGGGGCCCTTTTTGTAACAGGAGGATTTTCCATGATCATCAACGGCATTGAATTTGATTTTTCCACCCTGAACGCCAACGACGTGGATCGGATGCTGGCTGCACAGACCCGGCAGCAGGAACGTGCTCGGACGGAGGGCAGCCGCTACACTCCCGAGAGCGATTACCCTGCCTGGCTGCGCTTCCAGTGCCGCATCTTTATGGACTACCTGGACGAAGTTCTGGGCGAGGGTGCTTCTGAGAAGCTGGGGCTGGACGGCAGCAACTTCAACGCCTGCCTGACGGTCAGCAAGGCCTTTGCCGAGGCCATGGCCGCAGAAAAGGCCAGTGCCAGCGCGCTGATCCACCCCACCGAGGAGCGGGCGCAGGTTTCGGCAGCACAGGTTTCGGCAGCACAGGTTTCGGCAGCACAGGCCATCCCTGCCCCCATGAACCGTGAGCAGCGCCGGGCCGCAGTCAAGGCACATCCCGCCGTGGTGGATTTCCGAGCACAGGAAGCGGCAAAGGCCGCCCGCCGTGCCCAGCTGAAGGCAGAGCTTGAGGCACTGGACAATGCATGACCTGCTGACGGACACCCTGCCCACCGAGTGGGAGGGCCGCGCCATCGACCCTGACTTCCGGCCCATGATCTGGCTGCTGATCCGCACCCGCCGCGCCAAGACTGACGAGGACAGCGCCCGGATGATTTGTGAAGCCGTTCAGCGGTTCTTTGTAGAGCCGGTGCCCGGAGTGCAGTACCAGGAAGCCTTTGAATCTCTGGTGCGCTTCTGCCAGGGCGGCGGCCCCGAGGACGAGGAGCGCACCGGGACTGGCAGCAGCAGCGACCCACAGGACGAGCCTGTGCTGGACTACCGGTGCGATGCTGACTACATCGTGGGGGCCTTTCAGCAGGCCTACGGCATCGACCTGACCGCTGACAAGGTGCACTGGTGGCGCTTCAAAGCACTGCTTCATGCCCTGCCGCCGGAAACGTCGCTGGGCAAGATCGTGGAGATCCGGGGCAAGGATACCTCCGATATGGACAGAGCCGACCGGGACTACTACGAGACCCTGAAAGAGCGTTTTGCCCTGCCGGATGGGCTGAAGGGGGTGAAGCGGCGCGAAACCCTGCAAGAGCACGAGGACGCTTTCCTCGACCGCTTCGGTTGATTCCCGCGCCCCGGTGCCCTGCCCCTTCTGCGGCAGAGCGCTGCCCGTGTGGGCGGCTCCCGAAGCCTGCGCCCACGGTTTGTGGGTGAAATGTAAGAACCCCGCATGTAAGCGGGAGGTAGAAATCAAGTTATAACAGCCTGTGCCCCTGTGCCCGTGCTCCGAATGAGAGGTGGACACAGTGGCGGACTACAGTATTACCGGCGATACCCGGCTGGACGCAAGCGGCTTTAATAAGGGCCTGAGCGCGATGTCGGTAGCCGCAGGCAATTTGATCTCCGGGCTGACGCAAGCTGCTACCGGAAAGCTGACAGCGCTGGCAAAAACCTCTGTCGGTGTCGGCATGAGCTTCCAGTCCTCCATGTCCCAGGTGGCCGCCACCATGGGCGTGGGTGTGGATCAGATCCAGAGCCTGACGGACAAGGCCAAGGAGATGGGCAGCACTACAGCGTTCACTGCTACACAGGCAGCGGACGCTCTGAACTATCTGGCGCTTGCTGGCTACGATGCTAACAAGGCTGCTGAGGTGCTGCCCAGCGTCCTGAACCTGGCCGCAGCGGGCGGCATGGATCTGGCCTATGCGTCCGATCTGGTCACCGATGCTATGGCCTCGCTGAACCTCGAGGCCAACAAGCAGAATGTGGACGAGTTCGGCAACAAACTGGCCAAGGCGGCCAGCAAAGCCAACGCCAACGTCAGTCAGCTGGGCGAAGCCATCCTGACAGTGGGCGGCACCGCCGCGAATCTGAAGGGCGGCACCACGGAGCTAACAACCGCCCTGGGCCTGCTGGCAAACGTCGGCATCAAGGGCGCAGAGGGCGGCACGCACCTGCGCAACATCATACTGTCCCTGCAGTCCCCCACTAAGGATGCCCGGGAGGTAATGGAGCAGCTAGGGCTGGAAGTATATGATACCCAAGGCAATATGCGTCAGCTGGACGACATCCTCACTGACCTGAACACGGTCATGGCGGGGATGACACAGGGGCAGAAGGACAGCGTCATCAACGCGCTGTTCAACAAGACCGACCTCGCAGCCGTCAACGGCTTGTTGGCGGCGCAGGGTGAGCAGTGGGAGTCACTGGCCCAGCAGATCGACGCAGCGGGCGAGGCAGCCGGTGACTCCGGCGCTATGGCCCAGATGGCAGAGACACAGCTGGATAACCTGCAGGGCTCCGTCACCATCATGCAGAGCGCCCTGGAGGGCCTGCAGCTGGGTATTTACGACTATCTGGAGCCCAGCCTGAACGAGGCAGCCAAGTGGGGCTCCGAATGCTTCTCTACCCTGACAAAGGCCCTGTCTGAGGGCGGCCCCGAGGCGATGCTTCAGGCAGCAGGTCAGATCATCTCCGATCTGGCTGCCAGCGTTACCGCACAGCTGCCGGGGCTGGTAACCTCCGGTACCGAGATCATCGTTCAGCTTGCAGAGGATATCGTAGCAGCTACACCTGCAATGCTTGATGCCGCTGCCGGTGTGATGGCTGCTCTGATACAGGGCATCGTTGATAACCTTCCCTCGTTGATTGACAGCGCCACAAAGGTCATCGTTCAGTTCACCCACTATCTGTCAGACCATGCAGGAGACCTGATGGACGCAGGCATCCAGCTGCTGGAACAGCTCATCATCGGCATCACCGACAACCTGCCCCAGCTGATCACAGCGGCAGCGGAGCTGATTGCCAAGTTTTCTGCCGCGCTGCTCTCCCATCTGCCCGACCTTCTGAACTGCGGTGCGGCCCTTCTGACCACTCTGGTAGACGGTATCATCCGCAGCATTGAGAACCTGGGCGAAGCCGCCCTTGCCTGCATCGCCAAGCTCACCGGCGTGTGGGACGGCAGTATGGATGAATGGGGCCACATCGGCGAGAACATCGTCACCGGCCTGCTGAACGGCATCACCGGGATGTGGGACACGCTGGTGTCCACAGTCAAGGGCAAAGTCAACGGCATGGTGAGCACCGTCAAGAACGTGCTTGGCATCCACTCGCCCTCGAAGGTGTTCACCGAGATCGGCGAGAATGTCACGCAGGGCCTTGTCAATGGCATCAACACCGGTACACCTGCCGCACAGGAAGCCATCCAGAGCATTGCCCAGACCCTCTCCACCAACGGGCCGGATTTTGCTACCGTAGGAGCTACCATCACGGAGCAGTTCCGCACCAAGCTCACCGAGGGCTGGGCGCAGATTCAGTCTGACATCCAGACGGATGCGCTGGGGGCCATCGAGACGCTGGCAACGGCCCTCAAGGATGGCGACCTCGAGAGCCTGGGCCTGTGGGCGGCCAGCTATTTCTGGCAGGCCTGCACCAAGGAGCAGCAGAGCCAAATTCAGGCCGTAGCCATGGGGGCCCTGAACCAGCTGGGCAGCGCTTTGGGCGGCGTGTTCGGGAACCTCGCCAATCTGGCCATGGGTCTGGTGGCACAGTTCGTCCCGGCAGCGGCCAGCGCCACAGCCGGGCAGACCGCCCTGAATGTGGCCATGGACGCAAACCCCATCCTCTTTGTCATCTCCCTCATCGGGATGCTGGTGGGTGCGCTGTTGAACTTCTCCGGCAAAAACAAGGATGTGGCCAACGCTTTCCAGAATGTCTGGGCGGGCGTTGAGGACTTTATGAGCTACATCTTCGAGGGCCTGATGCGCATTGTGGCGGCGGGCATCGAGGGCTTTGTCATCCTCATCAACGGCCTCATCGGCCTGTATAACTCCGTGGCGTGGCTCTGGGGCGACCATGTGGATTACATCAGCAACCCGGCATGGGACTACGCCAACCAGATCGCTGCCGACCGCAAGGCCCGGCAGGCCGAGCGAAAAAAGCAGCAGGAAGCTGCCAACAACCCCAGCAGCTCCGGCACTTCCACCAAATCCCAGAAGGTCATCGAGAGCATGACCGACACCAGCAAGACCACCAGAGCAGACGGCAGCACCGTGACCACCAAAGTGCTCACCGAGAAGCTGCAGGATGAGACCGGCAAGATCACCCAGCGGGTGACCAAGACCGTCACCGAGGCAGGTACCAAGCTGATGGACGGCGTGGAGCGCTCCTACAAGACCGTGACCACCTATGTGGACGGCATCCAGACAAAGGTGGAGCGCAGTTTGGATGACATCGCTAAGACCACCACAGGCACAAAACCCGGCTCCACCACGCCGACGGCCCCCACCCCGGACAAAGACCTGACCGACGCTGTGGAGGCCAACACCGAGGCCCTGCTGGCTGCAAACAGCAAGCTGGCCGAAATGGTTCGGCAGGCCAATTCTCTGGTGCTGTCGGACAACATGGCCATCACCCGGTCTGTGGCCGCTTCCGGCACGGCACAGGTGGCCGCAGCCGCTAACAACTACCACCGGGAGGGTGACACCAACATCACCCAGAACATTTACAGCAAGGCCCAGACGGCGGCAGACCTCCAGCGGGAAGCACGCTGGGAAGCTGACCGGGCCAAGGCCCAGAAACGATGAAAGGAGGGCACTGAATGCCATTTCGCAAAGACCATTTGCAGCTGGTCACGGATGCCGGGGCCACTCTCGACATCGGGTGGGGCTACGGCACACCCTACTCCCTCGACCCCATCAACGGCGTGGACGTGGACGTGCAGACCGCCCAGGGCGTGAACCAGGTGGGCGTGAGCGTGGAGCGCCAGAGCGTGGCCGGGGTGAGCCGTGAGCTCATCATCCACTGCCACAGCCCCCACGGCGACGCGGATGCCGCCCAGCTGCTGGAAAAGCTGCCCTACTTCACCAGCGGCACAATGTACTTCGAGGATAGATTCTTCTGCCGTTTTGTGCTTTCCAAGACCCCCTACACAAAGAGCATCCACCCCTACCCGGTGTTGGCCTTCATGCTCTTCTGCCCGAAACCCTTCTGGTACAACTTGCAGGCTCAAAGCTTCTGCATCAACGGCTTTGTGCCCAGCTTCAGGCTACCCATCAATTACTCCAAGCCCCATCGGTTCGGCGTGCGCACTTCAATCGGCTGGCTGAATGCCTATAACCCGGGGGCGCTGAGCGTGCCCTTCACGGCCACCCTCAAGAGCGACGGCGCTGTGGTCAACCCCACCGTGCTGAACATCATCACGGGCCAGAGCATCCGCATCCTGACCACCCTGACCCCCGGGCAGGTCATCGAGATCTACCGCACCACCACCGACAAGCTGGCAGTCAAGCGGACAGAGGACGGCACGGAAGAGAATATCTTCTCCCTGCTGGATGAGGACAGCGACCTGCTGGAGCTGGCCCCGGGAGACAACTTACTCAAGGCCACCGCCGACAGCGGCGAGACCAGCCTGCAGGTGACAGTGCGCTTCTATCCCATGGTGAGCGGTATTCTGCCGGAGGTGATCTCGTGACACTGGACGTTTTGGATGAACTGACCCTCGCCCGGCTGGGCCGGGTGGAGGTGTGGGTAAGCCTTTACTGGGACGAGCCCTACAACACCGAGGGAAGCATGACGCTGGAAGTCAGACCCACCGAGGAGAACCTCGCCCTGCTCCGGGAGGGCCGCTGGCTGCGCCGCAGTGACAGCGATGTGCCCATGCGCATCTGCCACCGGAGCAACGAGAACACCGACAGCAATCTGGTGGTCACCGGCTTCCCGGGGACGTGGATCTTCACAAAGCGAGCCGGTACCGCCATCGTGAAGAACGAGAACGCCGAAGCCGCCATGCGCAGACTGGTCAGTGCAATGCAGCCGTGGCCCAAACTGGAGCTGGGTGCTGCTGTGGGCTTCGACACCACCTACACTGCACAGACCTCCGGCGGCAGCATCATGGACTACCTGATGACCATCGGCGCGGCTTGTGATCTGGGCTTCCGGGTGCGGCTGGCAGGCAAGAACGCAGACAAAAAGCTGCTGTTCGAGGTCTACCGGCCCACCGCTGACCCAAACAACAGGTTCAGCACAAAGTGGGGCAACCTGCAGCAGGCCGCGTGGGCCTTTGGCGACAGCGACTACGCCAACGTTGCCGTGGTGCAGGGTGCTGGCGAGGGCGAGGCCCGCGCCACCGTCACCGTGGGCCTGACGGATGCCACCGGTGCCAACCGACGGGAGCTTTACGTCGATGCCCGGGACGTGCAGCCGGACGAGGAAAAGGGTGAGTCCAGCAAGAGCCAAGCCTACCTCGAGCGGCTCATGGCCCGAGGCACCAACAAGCTGCTGGAACAGCTCCGCACCGGAAGCATCGAGCTGACCATCGATGCCGAAGGGCTCTCCCCCGGGGATGTGGCCTACTGCACCATCCCGGAGCTGGGCTACAAGGCCACCGTCCGGGTGGCCGATGTCATCACCCAAAGCCAGAGCGACAGCACCACCCGCACCGTGCGGCTGGGTACGCCGGTCTGGCGCAAGCTGTAGTAAGGAGATGATCTTTTGAGCAAAATCGTTTTATACCCTGCAAACGGCTACGACTTCGATGCCGCAGACGTGGCGGCCTACCTTGCGGGCCTCACCAGCGGTGTGTTTAGCGGAGCTGAGGACTTCCCGGTGACAGCCGCAGGCGGGCTGAAGGTCACCGTGGGGGCGGGCCGTGGCTGGGTGCACCCCAGCCGATTCACCGGCTACTCCATCACCAAGCGGGAGGCCGACACCCTGACCATGCCGCTGGCCGACCCGTCTCTCCCCCGCATCGACCGCATCGTCATGCGCTATGATGCCGGTGCCAGAGCCGCCAGCCTGCAGGTGCTGCAGGGCACGGCATCCAGCACACCCACGGCCCCGGCCATCTCCCGCACCGAGCTGATCTACGACCTCTGCCTTGCCGAGATCACCCGCCCGGCAGGCTCCACCAGCATCACCACGGGCCAGATCACTGACACCCGGCTGGACGAGGCGCTCTGCGGCATCGTGCGGGACGGTGTGACCGGCATCCCCACCGACGAGCTGCTGGCCACTGCCAAGGAGCGCATCAACGCACTGGAGGAAAAAGCTACCAGCAGTGCCGCTGCCGCCAAGGACAGCGCGGAAGCAGCCAAGAGCAGCGAGACCAAGTCCGCCGCCAGCGAGAAGGCAGCCAAGACCAGTGAGACCGCCGCCAAGCAGGCCCTGCAGGACACGGAGACGGAGCACACCACCGCCTTGCAGAACATCGCACAGGCCCGCACCGCGGCCCTGAACGACGTAGCGGCCTCCACCAAGACGGCCACCGCTGCGGCAGAAACTGCCACCCAGCAGGCCACCGACGCTGCGGGGAGCGCCTCCACCGCCGCCACCAAGGCCGGGGAGGCAGAGAAGAGCAAGACGGCAGCGGCTACCTCTGCCACCAATGCAAAAGCCAGTGAGGAAGCATCCAAGAACTGGGCGGAGGAAGCTAAAAAGGCGGCAAACACCGACACGACCGTCTCCATCGCAGGGGCCCCCGCCGATGCTGCGGCGACCCGGGCGCTGATCAAGGAGATGCTCGCTGCCCAGCGGGAAGAGGACTACAAGAGAGTCAGGTACTGGGCCAGCAACGACCCCACCAGCCCGGCAAGCTTTATCGGCGGCACATGGGAGCGCGTCGAAGGTGAGTTTATCATGGGCGCTTCCAGTGCCTACCCTGTGGGCACCACCGGCGGCAGCGCCACCCACACCCAGACTACTGCCGAAATGCCGAGCCACAACCATAGCGGGTCTACTGGCAGTGCAGGCGGCCACAGCCACAGTGCATCCACCGGCTCCGCAGGAAGCCACAGCCATAGCGGTACGACCGATTGGGCGGGTTCGCATAGCCATAATGTGAATGCTGAGTATAAGAGTGGCGGCGATGATGGCGAATCGTACCGTATTAGGGACTATGGAGCTTCCTGGGCTAATTATAAATTTACAACCAGTTCTGATGGTTCCCACACCCACAGCTTCAGCACGAACAGCGCAGGCGGGCACAGCCACTCTGTGAGCATCGGAGACGCTGGCGCTCACACTCATACCGTGAGCATCGGCAGCACCGGCAGCGGGCAGGCAATGAGCGTCCTGAACCCTTACTATGCCCTGTACATCTGGGTGCGGGTGGATGATGCCGCATGAAAGGAGTAACTATGAAAACAATTGATGAGTCCGGCACAATGCTTACAACAGAGCCGGATCTGGAAGCGGGCTATCTGGTGGAAGATGTGGAAGTCGTTCACCATGATGCCGTAGAGGGCACAGCTCCGCAGTGGCACAGAGAGACCGCAAAGCTGCCGGACGGCTCTCTCGCCATCTACTACCGGGATGGTAAAGAGATTGGCCGGGACATGGTAAAGGTCATCGATGTGCCCGGTGTTGACCCTCAGCCCGCCTGGGATGAGGAAGTGCCGGTGATGCGGTACATCCGCTACACCGCCGAAGAGCTGGCCGCACAGACTGAAGCCAAGAAAAAGGCAGAAGAAGCCGCTGCCGCCGAAGCGAAGAAAAAGGCAGAGCTGGAAACCGTGCCGGGCCGCATGGACGCTCTGGAAGCGGCAAACGACGACCTTGTGCTTATGATGGCCGATTTGATTGGAGGTTAAAACTATGAAAACGCTGAACAACCTGAAACTCCGCATCATGGTGCGGGCATTCCGCATCCGGCTGAACAACGGCGAAGCCTTTGAGGCAATCGCGGCGGATTACCCTGCCCTGACCGCTGACGACCTGGAAGCTATCCACGTCCAGCTGACCGAGAAGGAGGCGCAGAGCAATGGATGACCTGAAGGTGCGCATCACACTGGGTGACACGACCCTGGAGGGCACATTGGACGAGCTGCTCGAGAGCGGAACTTTCAAAATGGAGTATGACCAGGCAGGGCTTAACAAGATCGTGCAGGAAGCTGTTGCCCTACAGAGAGCTGAGTATCAGAAAGACCCGCAGCATTACCATGTGCATACCATGACCATGGACGAGCTACCGCATCATCCCTGCACAGCAAAACCGGGAGCGCATACATTCGGCAGTGAAATGTATGGGATTCGACATTTCAATGCATGGCCAATCTGCAGTGGAAAGCATGTCACGATTTGGCCCAATGATGACACCGGTACGAGTTGGCGAGTTTATGTGGGAGGCACTTTGAATACTGCAGAGGAGGCGCAGAGCAATGCCAAGAACAATACTTGACGTGAGCAAATGGCAGGGCAGCATCAACTGGGACAAGGTCAAGGCAAGCGGCAAAATCGACGGCGTGATGCTGCGGGTGCTGGGCAGCAAGGGCGGCAAGCCCTACCTCGACCCCTATTTCGCCCGCAACTACGCCGAGTGTGCCCGGCTGGGCATCCCGGTGGGCGGCTACTACTACACCTGTGCCGTCACGCCCCGGCAGACGGAGGAGGAGCTGGCCGCCCTGCGTGCTGCGCTGGCGGACAAGAACTTCCAACTGCCCCTTGCCATCGATGTGGAGGACCCCCGCCTGCGCTCCCTGGCCCCCGCAAAGCTTTCGGACCTGGTGGCCGAAGCCGCTGCCCAACTCGAAGCGTGGGGGCTGTATGCAATGGTGTACACCTACACCAATTTCGCGGATACCGCCCTGGCCGCCCAGCCGCTGGCCCCGTATGACCTCTGGCTGGCCGATTACCGCGGCAAGCGCCCCGCCCGCCGCCACGGCATGTGGCAGTACACAAGCAGCGGCAAGATCCCCGGCGTGAGCGGCCCGGTAGACCTGAGCCATGCGTATAAGGACTACGCCGCCATCATCCAGCGGGCCGGGCTGGGGCAGGTCAGGGGGTGAGACCGATGTGGCAGTTTATCTTGCAGCACCTCTGGGAGCTTGCCTTCACCGGCATCTCTGGGGCGCTGACCGCGGCCTACCGCCGCCTGACCAAACGCATCAAGGCACAGGACGACGAGCGCAAGGCCATCAAAGAGGGCCTGCTGGCCATCCTGCACGACCGGCTGTATCAGGCCTGCCAGTACTTCATGGCGCAGGGCTCGATTGATGCCAGCGGCCTGAAGAACATTGAGTATTTGTACAAGAGCTACCATGCACTGGGCGGCAACGGCACGGGCACCGAGCTGTACCGCCGTGTTATGGCTTTACCGATCAAACAGGAGGACTGACCTATGACTAACAGAAAAATCCCCGCCGCGACCATTGCCCGCACCGTCGTGCTGGCACTGGCCCTCGTCAACCAGCTGCTGAGCGCGGCAGGCAAGCCGGTGCTGCCCATCGACAGCGCCAGCGTGGAGCAGTGGGTGACCGCTGGCCTGACCACCGCTGCCGCCATCTGGGCATGGTGGGAGAACAACAGCTTTACTCCCGAGGCCATCCGCGCCGATGAGTTGCTGGATCAGATGCAGGGGAAGAAGTGAGCTACACCGCAGCGCTGCGGCTGTCCCCTCCCCGCCTCCTGATAGCGCGTACCATGGAGGGGACTTTGCGACACCTCCCGGCAGCCGGACGGCGCAACCGCCGGGCG